ACACGTCGGCGTGTTCCACGTCAACGTCTACGACCCACCCGGGGGCGGCGACGGAGCCGCCACGGCGGAGGCCGAACGGATCGCCGCGTGCTTCAAGCGCGGGACGGTCCTCACGTACTCGGGCGTCACGGTCCACATCGTGAGCGCCCACATCGAGCGGGGGCTGCCGCAGGCGGATCCCGCGTGGTTCCAGGTTCCCGTCGTGATCGAATGGCGGGCCGACGTCGCAAATTAGGGGAGGGCTATCAACATGGCCGAAGGCGCGAGAGTACAGATAGCGCACGTCAAGGAGTCGGCGTGGGGTACGCCCTCCGGGACGACCTACACGAAAGACAGGGTCCGGGGATCCGCGGCCGGCGCGCTCGCGCGTTCGACGCTCCGCTCCGGAGAGTGGCGGAGCGACCGCGGCGTCGCCTCGGGCCGCGGGGGCTTGAAGCGCCCGACGTTCGGCCTCCCGTTCGAGCTGTCCTACGGCAGCCAGGACGACTTCCTCGAGTCCGTCTGCCGGAGCGCGTGGGCCGCGGCCGGGACGCCCGTCACCGGGCTCTCGACGACCGTCGTCGCGGGCACGACGAACACCATGGCCGCCACGGGCATCGGTGCGGGCCTCGTCGCGGGCGACTGGATCAAGGTCGCCGGGTTCACTGGCGGCTACGTCGCGAACAACGGGTTCTTCAAGGTCACGGTCGCGGCGGCGAATATCATCACGCTCGGCGAAGCGAAGGACGTGGCAGGCGCATCGACCCTGGCCGCGTGCGCGTCGCAGACCGGAATCAGCGTGACGAAGATGAGCACTCTCGTGTCCGGCACGACCGAAAAGAGCATCGCCTTCGAGAAGGGCAACCTCGACGTTCCGGCGTACCGGCAGTTCCTGGGCGGCGTGGCCGACCGGCTGTCGCTCGCGTTCGCCCCGGACCAGCTCGTCACGGGTCAGTTCGACTTCGTGTGCAAGAGCATGAACGGCCCGCAGGCCGGCGCGTTCGCGGCCGGGTATACGGGCCCCACGACCACGAAGCCGATCGGCGCGAACGACGCGCTCGCGGTACTCCGGATGGACGGCGTGCCGACGGCGATCGTTTCCGCCCTGTCGCTCAACCTCGTGAACGGCGCGCGGCCGGTCGATTCCGTGTTCCGCGCGGACCCGTACCGCATCGCGGTCGGGCAGTCGAACCTCTCGGGCGAAATGAGCGCTCACCTCGTCGACACCGCGCTCTGGACGAAGGCCCTCGCGGAGACCCGCGTCTCGCTCGGCCTCGTGCTCATGGACCCCGACGGCGCCACGGGCTACGCGGTCGACATCCCGCGGATATTCATCGACGTACCGCAGGACCAGGAAGCGGAGGAGGCGATCACGCTCCGCATCCCGTTCCAGGTCGAGTACGACACGACCACGGGCCTCGTGAACTGGAAATGGAACAAGCTGGCGTAAGGGGAGAGGGCATGGAAATCGGACGATTCGACAGCGTGAAGCGGGCCGAGGCGGGCGTCGAGCTCGTCCTCCTCGACCCCGTGACGAAGGCCGACACGGGCGCTGCGCTCGTGCTCTTCGGCATGGACTCCGGCGTCTACAAGGCCGCGCGCGCCGAACAGGACGCGCGCAACAAGGCCCTCGGGCGAGCGCTCTCGCCGGAAGAGGTGCGCGAACAGTCGGCCGAACTCCTCGCCCGCTGCACGAAGGGCTGGCGCGGGCTCACCGAAAGCGGGAAGGAGATCCCGTTCAGCCAGGCGAAGGCGAAAGAGCTGTACCTCGCGTACCCGGAACTCGCGGACCGCGCGGCTGGTTTCATTTTCAACCGCGCCAATTTTTTCGGGAACGCCTCCGCGGCCTGACGGAGGCGGCGCGGCTCGCGGCCTGGCTTCAGGCCGCAGCCGATCCCGATCATCCCGAGGGCGGGACGAACCGCCAGATCCTCGAGCTGGAGGAACGGCACGGATTCGGGCGGGACGAAAGGCTGGACGCGGTGAAGCCGCCCGAAGGCTTCGAGTACCTGTGGTCGCTCTGGCTGGAAATCCGGCAGGGCGGTAGCGAGGGGTTCGGCGGGGTCCGCCTCACGTGGCGCGATCTTGCCGACTGGCAGGCGGTGACGGCGGTCGCACTCGACGCGTTCGAGGTCGAGGCGATCATGGCGATGGACGCGGCCTTCCGTGCGGGGGGCAGCGAAGGAGCGAGGGGATGCCTGAAATTACGTCGCTCGTCATGAGCGCGCGCGTCGACGGAGCCCCGAAGGCGACCGGAGACCTCAACGGCCTGGCCGCCGCCGCGCGCGGCGCCGACGCCGGGTTCACCGACGTGGCCAAGCGCATCGCGGGCTTCACGACGATCGCCGACATCGCCGTCCGCGCGACCCAGGCGACCGCCCGCGCGATCATCGACCTCGGGAAGGAATCGATCGTCCTCGCGGCCGGGTTCGAGAAGGCGAAGATTTCCTGGGGCGTGCTCCTGGGCGACATGGACAAGGGCGAGAAGATGTTCGAGGCGATCCGCACCTACGCCGCGGAGACGCCGCTCTCGTTCGAAGGCCTTGAGTCCGCGGCGCGAATGCTCGCGCAGTACGGCATCGAGGCCGAGCGCATCATGCCGACGCTCGCCATGCTCGGCGACGTGTCGATGGGCGACGACGCCGCTCTCTCCTCCCTCGCGCGGGCGTTCGGACAGATCCAGTCCACCGGGCGCCTCATGGGGCAGGACCTCCTCCAGCTCATCAACGCCGGGTTCAACCCGCTCCTCACGATCTCCGAAAAGACCGGCGAAAGCATGGCCGACCTCAAGAAGCGCATGGAGGCCGGCGGGGTCTCGGCGGACGAGGTGACGGAAGCCTTCAAGGCCGCGACCGCGGAGGGCGGGCGGTTCTACGGGATGATGGACAAGACCGCCGAAACGACCTCGGGCAAGTGGTCGACGGCGATGGACAATTTCAAAGGGGCGCTTGCCGAACTCGGCGAGCATTTCCTCCCGCTCGTCAATCGGCTCCTCGATGATTTCAACGACGCGATGGACGAGGCAGCCGCAAGGCGCAACGTCAAAGACGCACTTACTGGCGGCGGGGATATCGACAAGGCACTGGAAACGCTGACCGAAAAACAGCGCGGACTTGAGAAGTCGATAGCTGATTACCGGGCGAAATATCCAAGCGCAGGAACCACGCCGACGTACATCGCCGACGCGATCGCGACGATGGAGCGCCTGCTCGCAGAAACGAAAGCCGAGCGCGACGCGCTGGCGCGCGAGCAGATGCGCCGCTATCGCGACGCTCCGGCCCCGTCGGCCGCGCCAGCCTCCGCCGCGCCGTCTACCCCGTCGGCCGCGCCAGCCTCCGCCGTCGACATCGTCTACGGCCGGACGCAGGGCTGGCGCCCCGGGGACCGGACGAACCGCACGACCTACCTCCAAGGCGGCACCGGCCCGACCACGACCTACCAGGGCGGATTCGGGACGGACAACTCGAACATCGCCGCCGAGATCGAGTCCGCCGCCTACGCGTCCGAACGCCTTGCGGCGAGCCTCGCGCTCGTCTCTGACGCCCTCGGCGAATTCGGCAAGCAGGCGTTCGTCGACTCGTTCAAGTCGCTTGGCGAGGCGCTGGCCTCCGGTGCGAACGCGGGCGAGGCGATGGCGCAGTCTCTCGCGGAGCTCGGTCGGGAGCTCCTCGACAAACTCCCGATGATGCTCCTCAACGCCGGACTCACGGCGATCTCGACGGGCAACGTCTACGCCGGCCTCGGTCTCATCGGAGCGTCCGGCCTCGTGGCCCTCGGGTCGGGCATCGCGGAAGGGTCGGTCGCGGAAAACGCGAACGGGAACGTGTACACCTCGCGGAGCCTGTCGTCGTATCAGCCGGGGATCTACAACAGCCCGCAGTTTTTCGGCGGGGAAGGGCTCCACGCCTACGCGCGCGGCGCGGTGTTCGCCGAACGTGGTCCGGAACTCCTCGCCCCGGTTGCCCGGATGCCGAACGGACGAATGGGTATCGAAACCACCGGCCTGTCGAACGTCTCCGTGGTGGTGAACAACAACGCGCCGAACACCGAAGCGACGGCAACGGAAACGACAGGCCCGAACGGTGAACGGCAGATCGTCGTCGCGGTCGAAGCGGTCGTCGGCGACATGGTCAGGCGCGGGAAGCTCGACGGCCTCCTCGCGCGCGGCGGCATGCGGCCCGTAGGGGCGAGGACTTAAAAATGGCGACAACCCTGAATTGGCCGAGCGTGCTTGCGGAAGTGCTCGTCTCCGGCGCGCCGATACGGGAGAAGGGGCTCGTCGGGTGGTGGTCGATGAACCGCACCGCGCTCGACGGCTCCGTCCTCCGCGACGATTCCGGCAGCGGGAACGACGGCACGATTTACGGCGCTACGCCGGTCGATGGGGTGTCGGGGAAGGGGCTGTCGTTTGACGGGGTGAATGATTACGCGACGTTGCCAGTCGGAGCGTATTTCGGGATCGGGAAAATTGTAGCAGTCTCGGCGTGGGCGAAGCCGCTCGACGCATCGGCGTCGCAGTTTTTAGCCTACCCGGACGGTACAAACTCAAATAGGTTTTACTTGCAGATAGCAAGCGCATCAACTATATACGCAGTAGCAAATACAGGAACGCTGATTGCAATACCCCTCGCAACAAATGAACGTGCGCATCTTGTTTTCATTCGAGACAACATCGCCGGGACGATGACGGTATATAAAAACGGAGCTTTTGTAGGAACGCAAAGTACAACGCTTCCTACTGCCGCCGCATCGCTCCCGCTTTATCTCGGCGACCTGAATGGCACGTCAGCGTTTGCAAATTGCGAACTGGACGAACTCCGCATATACAACCGCGCCACGACCGCCGAGGAAGTCGCCGCTCTCTACGCCCGCGTGACGAGCTACCAAGCCCTCCCCGAGTTCCCCATGCCCGACGGCTTTTCCGAGACCGTGCAGGACGGCGCGCTCCGATCACGCTCTGATTCCGGCCTCGAGAAAATCCGCCGTCGCTTCACCGCGACGCCGACCCTCTACTCGACGCGCTACCAGCTCACCGCCGAACAGAAGCAGCTCCTCGATTACTTCTACCGCACGACGACGCGCGGCGGGACGCTTAGGTTCAACTGGCCGCATCCGCACGGCTATTCGGTTGAGGCGCGGTTCCGCGCGCCGCCCGCATATTCGGCGCTCGACGTCGAGACCATCGCCTCCGTCCAGCTCGAGGTGCTCGCATGAGGACGCTCACCACGACCGCCCGCGCGTCGCTCTTCGCGCAGGAAGGCGGCTTTGCGCTCCCGGTGCTCCTCGAAATCACGCACGGAGTGACGGGCTACGAAAATCCGCTTCGCATCGTGAACAACCCGACGGACCTCGTGTACGACGGCGACACCTATCACGGCTTCGCCTTCCGGTTCGACCCGCCGGACGTCGGGAATGAGGGCGCGATCTCGAACGCGCGGCTCGCCGTGTGCGCGGTCGATCAGCAGCTCGCCGCGATCATCCGTTCGACCGAAACGCCGCCGACGGTGCAGGCGGTCGCCGCGTTCTACTCCGACGAGTCGGGGTCGATCGTATTCGAGCCGGTCGCGTCCTGGGCGTTCACGGTCGGCCGCGTGCAGGGCGCGCTCGACACCATCACCGCGGAGCTCGTCTACGAGGACCGTCTCGACAACGATACGCCCGCCGATGAGTTCAGGCCCAATATGTTCCCGGGGTTATTCTGATGGTCGCGTGGGCAGGCGAGTACGTCGGAATCCCATACCGCTTCGGCGGCGATTCCCGCGAAGGCGCGGACTGCTGGGGGCTCGCGCGGATGATCTTGCGCGAGCGCTTCGGGCACGACGTACCGGAATTCCCGCATGACGACGGATCGCCGCACCGCCTCGCGGCCGTCGTCGAGTCGGCCATGCCGACCATCGGGGCCCAGCGCGTCGAGCACCCGGAGCCGGGCGACCTCGCGCTCCTGAAGCTCCACGGCGATCCCTGCCACGTCGGGGTAGTCATCGGGGACGGCTACATGATCCACACGCTCGGGCGGCACGATTCGGCGCTCGACAGGCCAGAGGGCCCGCGCTGGGCTCCGCGACTCGAGGGGTACTACCGTGTCCGATAACGCCGTCCGCATCGTCGCGCACCCGCATCCGTTCGCGCCGCTCCAGCGCACCACGCGCGACACGTTGCCCGGGAAGACCGTCGCCGAACTCGTCGAGGACATGGGCCTCACGAACGTCGGGCGCCCGGAGGTAACGGTCTCTGGCGAGCGCTGCCCGCGCGCGGAATGGGCGAAGACGATCCCCGGGGCCGGTTCGCTCGTCACGATCAGGGTGCTGCCGGCGGGCGCCGATGGCGCGCAGGAAGGGGCTGGAAAGGTCGGCGGCTGGGCGATGCTCGGCGCGGTCCTCTCGATCGCACTCGCGCCGTTCACGGGCGGCGCGTCGCTCGCGTTTACGCCATGGCTCATCGGGCTCGCGGCGGCCGGCTTCGGGACTGCGTTCATTGTCGAGGCGAACCAGCAACTCGGCGCGCTGCTCTCCGGAGGCCCCGGCGCTGAATCCACCCCCTCTATCCGTGGCGGCCGTAACCGCGCAGCGCCCTGGGGGAAAATCCCCGTCGTCCTCGGGAAACACCTCGTCGTCCCGCTCTACGGCGCGCGGCCCTACACGGAGCTCGGAACGGAATCAGGCGGCGCCGGCACGACCGACATCTACCTCCGCCAGCTTTTCGTCGTGGGCTACGGCCCGCTTCGCCTTTCGCAGTTCAAAATCGGGGAATCCCTGCTCGCCAGCAATTCGGCCGCCGTGCGGAACGGCGCGATCGCGATCGATGGCGTGTTCTCCGGCGTGGATCTAGAGGTCTACCAGGACGGAACCGCGCCGACGCTCTACCCTGGCGTCGTCCTCGAGGATCAAATCGGCGTCGAGCTCAAGTACGGCGTGGAGACCTGGCGGACCACGGCGCCGAACGTCACCCGCGTTTCGGTCGACCTCGCGCTTCCGCGCGGACTCTACAAGGTCGACGGGGACGGCGCGCTCGCATCGCGTTCGGTGTCCGTCGAGGTCCGTCGTCGCGCGGTAGGTTCCGGCACCGCGTGGGCGTCTTGCACGCTCGTCGGAACGTTCACCGTGACCGCGGGCGACTCGAAGCCCCGATGGTCGAGCCTCGCCGAAGACCTCTCCGCCGGACAGTACGAAATCGGTATGAAGCGCACGACCGCCGACGACGCGGAGGACTACCGCGGCCAGTCCGTGACCTCGTGGGCGTCGCTCCGTTCCATGCGCCCGTCCGTCGCTCCGATCGATGCCGCGATCCGGTCGAAGCTCGTCATCGTCGCGCTCAAGATCAAGGCATCGAACCAGCTCCAGGGCGTCGTCGATCAGCTCTCGTGCATCGCCGAGGCGGACGTCCCGGCGTATGACGGCGCGGGCTCCGGGGCGGCCGAGTGGGTGACTGGCATCTCGCGGAACCCCGCGGCCCAGCTCCTCGCCGTGCTCCGCGGAAACTCGAACCCCCGGCCGGTCCCCGATTCGGCGATCGACTGGGCGCGCTTCGAGTCCTGGTTCACGACCTGCGCGACAAAGGGCTGGACGTGCGACGCGGTGATCTCCTCGGGCGCCCGCCTTCGGGACACCGCGCAGCGCATCGCTCAAGCCGGCCGCGCGTCGATCACGCTCCGCGACGGCCTCTATTCCGTCGTCGTCGACGAAGCGAAGGTCGCGCCGGTGCAGCACTTCAACCCGCGGAACGTCCGGTCGTTCTCCTGGACGAAGGACTTTTCCGAACGCCCGCACGCGCTCCGCGTGAATTTCATTTCCGCCGATGACGGGTACGCCCCGAACGAACGCATCGTGCTCGACGACGGGTACAAGTACGACACGGACGGCGACGGCGTGCTCCGGGATTGGCTCGGGACCGACCGCACCGCCGACGGCGCATACACGGTCGCGACGAAGTTCCGGCAGGTCTCGCTCTTCGGCGTGACGAGCGCAGAGCTCGCGGTGAAGCAGGCCCGCTACCTCATCGCCTGCGTGCGCCTCCGGCCGGAGGCGTTCACCTTCGAAACGGACGCCGAAGCGCTCGTGTGCGAGCCCGGCGACCTTGTGCGCGTCGCGCATGACGCGATAGCCGTCGGCGTGGCCGCGGGCCGTGTCGTGGCCGTGACGGTCGACGGTTCGGGAAACGCGACCGCGTGCGAAATCGACGAAGAGGTGATATTCGAGACGGGCAAAAGCTATGCCGCTCGCTTCCGGCTGGCCGACGGCTCGAGCGTCTACGCGACCTGTTCGAACGCCGCCGGGTACGAGGGCCAGACCCTGACATTCACGACGCCGATCCCTGCCGCGACCGTACCGGCCGCGGGCGACCTCTTTTCCTTCGGCGAGGCGACCATCGAGACCATGCCGTGCATCGTGGCGGGAATCGAAGCGCTCGACGATCTCGCGTGCCGCCTGACCGTTGTCGACGAGGCCGCCGGAGTGCACACCGCCGACACGGGGACCATCCCGCCGTTCGTTTCGCGCGTCTCGCGGCCGGGATCGCTCTCCGAACCTTCGACGGTTCAGACGCCGATCACGATCGCGGTGGATCATCTGGTCGAATACGAGAAAGACGCTCCCGCGGTGGCGGTGGCGGTCGCCGCTCCCGCGCGTTCCCCGGGTTATCTCGGCGCCTACGCGTTCGCCTCGCTCCCTGCGACCGCAAACGAGGACGACACGGCTCTCGCGTACTCGGCTACCGCGGAGGAGCGCGGTATCTACGCGATGATCGCCGGAACGTGGACGAAGCTCGCCGCCCCTTCGGTGGACGCTCTCTCGCGCGCATGGCCGGACATTTCGAGGGCTACGCTCACGGAAGCATCGGGCGGATTCGCGGGCGGGCCGTATGGCGTGGC